TAGGTATAATGAAGTTATGTCGAGGCGAGATGATATGTATAGCAAAGGCCGCGCCCATGGAAAGGCCAGGGGAGCTACTAGAGATATGGCAAGTCTTATAGATCAGAAGAGAGAATTTGAGAAGTTCCAGGCAGAAGTTCTTCCAGCTCTAAGAAAAGATTTAGACAGCGGGATGTCTGACGAGCAACTGAGAGAAAAGTACGTAGCTTATGTTCAAGCCGCTCAATTGACCACGGCTCTCACTGACCCACGGGCAGGAGCCGAAAGAAAAGACATCATTGATCGCCAAAGAGGAAAGGCGACAGAGAAGAAAGAAGTCATTCATAAATTGAGTGCCCTATCCGATGAAGAGTTACAAGCCCTTGTTCTAACGGAAATTGAGGAGATAGAAGAAGATGGCAGCCAAGACCCCCCCAAAGACTGAGTCTATCCCCGCCGCCAGGAGACGCATCCGGGAGAAGAAGAATCCAAAGAGCCTTCTTATGCGTCCGTCAATCCTTGTACAGTTTTCTGTAGAGAATAGAGTCTCTGTGGGAGATGAGACTCCAGACCCATATCTGGTCTGGGACTTTCTGGATGAGGCTTTTGAGAAACACCCTGAATGGAAGATCTACCTAGCGGAGTTTAGAGTTAATGACCCAGAAAAAAACACCGACATTGAGTTCGCCACCTGGGAAGATTAGACACTGTTCTATTAAAGGCTGTGTGCTAAAACATTTGGCTAAAGGACTGTGTTCTGCTCATTATGCCCGAAATCACAGGAAATTGGTCCCTGAAATATATAAAGCTATAAGAATTAAGTATAGGAACAAGCCTGAAAATATAATAAAAATTAAAAAATATGATAAAAATTACCGAAAAAATAATTTAATGAGATGTAAAATTCTTTATCAAAATTGGTATAAAATAAATAAGAAGGCTCATTATAATAAAACAAGACTTTGGGCAAGTGAAAATAGAGATAAAATAAGAATATATAATCGCCGCTATAACTCTAAAAATAGACCCAAAATAAAATATTTAACAGCAAAATATCGAGCTGACTTAGATAAGAGAACACCTGATTGGGCAGATTTAGAAGGGATAGAATTTTTTTATACTATGTGCCCGCCAGGCCAGGTAGTAGATCATATTCACCCTCTTCGGGGAAAGAGAGTCTCTGGACTTCATGTTCTAGAGAATCTACAGTATTTAACTCCTGAAGCAAATTCGAGAAAGAGTAACAAATTTGAACCCAGAGCAGATTAAAAAGCTATCTCGTGATCAGCTTCTTCTGTATCATGAATATGTAAAAGAAGTTAAGAGAAGACAGCGAGATCGCAGGGAAGCCTACAAGCCCAACCGTGGCCAACTGCCTGTTCATCAATCTCAGGCCAAGATCCGGGCCGTATTCAGTGGAAACGGAGCTGGCAAGACAGCCCTAGGGGCAAATGAAGCTGTATGGGCCGCAACTGGTTTTAACCCTCTAACAAACTCATTCACCAAGGTCCCTGCCAGGGTGATTGTTGTTTTAGATGATCCAGACAAGGTCAGAGACCTATGGATACCAGAAATTGAGAAATGGCATAATATTGATCTATGGGAAAAACGGAAGAACGGTAAACCCTACTTGAATGAACTTGTAGCACCGAACGGCTCCTCAATCAAATTCATGTTTCATTTGCAAGAAGAATTAAAATTCGAGTCAATTGAAGCAGATCTTTGTTGTTTTGACGAGCCACCGCCGCGCCACGTCTGGATCGGCCTACTCCGTGGTGGCCGAAAAGCTGGTCGACAAGCTCGCTACCTATTCATTGGAACCCCCCTGTCTGGTTCTTGGCTAAGCAAGGATATCTATGAACCTTGGGCTAAAGGTGAAAGAGAAGATATTGACTGTTTCAAGTTTGGAACGGAAGTTAATGAGGCCAATCTGTCTGAGGACTATATTGAGAGTTTCAGTCGAAACCTAACTGAGAAGGAACGCCGTATTCGCCTTCACGGGGACTTCTTTGACCTAGATGGCCTAGCCCTTTCCCATCTCTTCAATCAACGCTCTCACGTCATTTACGGGGCTCTGGAGACCCCTCTTGCAGTGGTGGCTATAGACCCCCACCCAAACAAGGCCCATGTGGCTATATTGATGGGTACAGACGATCAGGGCTATCTTTACGCCATTGATGAAATAGCATCTAAGTCCGTTCCACGGGTTTTTGCCAATGAACTAAAAGCTTTCTATCAAAGCTACAATCTTTTTGACATAGTGTGTGATAGCTACGGAAATACGCCGATGACTGGAGGAGAAGGCCATAAAACCTTCATTGAGGTCCTAAGAGAAGAAGGTATTAGAGTTCGCCCAACCAGCTATGAGGATAAGAAGGATGATTCTTGGATTATGAGAATCCAGGACGCTTTGACTATTCCCCATCTTCCTGACAATTTCGGAAACAAGATTCCCAAGTTAAGAATCCACGAAAGGTGTAAGGGTTTGATATCAGATATAGAGACAGTATCCTGGGTTAAGATGAGGCACGAGGATGCCTACAAACCTAAATTGGATATCAGTCAGAAAGACTATTTGGCCTGTCTCAAATATGCTTTGGCAACTAATCTGGCTCCAGGCAGGAAAAAGGCTAAGATTTTCACCAGGGTAAATAAACCCTCCTCTTACGGTATTCAAAAGAAGAAGGGTTATGACTACTGGCGTAAGAAGTTCCTTAAGCCACGCAGTGGTATAATGACTAAGAAGTCTAAACCTAAAGACACGGGAGATTGGTGATAGATATGTCAGCAGGCGATATTAACGACGATCAGAAGATCGCGACCCAAGGTCGTAAGAACAAACTAAAAGAAGTTGATGGCGAGTCAATTGAAGTCTCTTTAAGAGACCAGATTCCAAAGAAACTTAAGAAAAAGTTAGAAGATCTAGACATTGGTCTAAAGGTCAGAGGCTTCTGGACTAGGGGTAATGGCAATCGCCGAGATTGGTTAGACAGACAAAAAGAATTTTTAAATGATTGGGATGAATTTCTCATCTCCACAGACAGCGGGCCGTTTGAAGGATCTTCGACTCTACACCTCCCAACTCCCTTAATTGTAGCAAAAACTCTACATGCGAGATTCCTTCAGGCCGTATTGGGAACTGATCCCTCCTTTTCAACTAAATCTAGGACTGGAGCAGGAACTGAAAGAGTTCAAGTGGTTCAAGATGTAATGAGTTACGCACTCAAGAAATGGGCTAACCGTAATGAGGGAGCCCGCGAAGCCATTGATGGCTGGGTCTGGGATTGGGTAACTACAGGCGTTGGTATTCTTAAGATACGATGGGACGCTGAATACACCAAATATGATGATGTGGAGGTTGTAGCCTTAGCAGCAGAGCCGGAGATCGTCATTGATGAAAGAGGTGACGAAATCTTAATCCCTATGATTGAGGGAAAAGAAAAAGAGATAAAAAGAGTTAAGAGGATATTTGAGGGGCCTGTTATCGAGCCCATTCTGATGGAAGACTTTCTATTCGTAGGTGGAAAGGGCAATCCCCAAAAGGCAGACTTTGTAATCCATAGGGTTAGAATGACAGCATCAGAGTTATGGACCCTAGTAGATCGAAAGATTTTTGACGCAGATGAGGTTGAGGATGTTATCAAACGTGGTCCCAACCCAGTTCTGGGGACAGAAAACACGGACATTAAATGGCAACGTAGTGATAATGCCGGAACAGTTAAGTTAGATCAAGACATTGAAACAGACAGGTATGAAATCCTAGAAGCCTATCTCAAGGTAGATGTTGATGAGAGTGGTATTGATTCAGACGTAGTTGTTTGGGTCCACCAGCAAACTGGTAATCTTCTCCGAGCCACCTACCTACATAGAATTAACAAATCAGGCGAGAGGCCATTCTTCAAGGCTGACTTCCATCTTCGACGCGAACAAGACTATGGTGTGGGAATCATAGAGATGATACATCCGTTGACGGTTGAAATGGATGCCATGCACAATATGAGAATTGACTTTGGTCTTATCTCAACCATGCCGGTTGGGTTCTATCGCCCCACATCAGGCTTAGATCCAGAAATCATTTCATTTGAACCAGGTTCTCTGATCCCAGTGGACAATCCACAAACGGACATAGTTTTTCCAAATATGGGTAATCGAACAACCTTTGGTTTCAATGAAGAAGCAGCTCTTCAAAATATGATTGAGAGAGTAACGGGTATATCCGATCTATCCTTAGGAGTTCAAAGTGGAACTCAAGGAGCCACCAGGACAGCCACGGGGACGCGTGCTCTTATTGGGGAATTGAGTGCGAATCTGGATGTTCATCTCCAGCGCTTAAATGTGGCGTGGACAAAGGCTCTACAATACCTTTTTCACATGCTCCAACAGAGACTTCCGAAGGGATTTAGTTTTAGGATAACTGGAGATACAGGTCTTGATCAATATATTGAAAATTTAAATCCTGATCAAATTGCAGGAGACTTTGACTTTGAAGTCGAAGCTAATTCTAGCGCTTCGAATCAACAAGTTCGAATCCAGAATGCGGACATTGCCGCTCAGATTCAAGCTGACCCATTGGCGATCCAGTTAGGGATCGTGGGGCCCAGACAGATCTATGAAGCTAAGAAGGCCCAATTACAGGCCCGCGGAATTAAGGACATAAACCGTTTTTTAATTCCTCCCCAACAGCAGCGTATCTTTACGCCTCAGGAAGAGGCCAACAGACTACTCCGTGGGATCCCTACACCTGTTACGCCTGAAGCAGATCATGATGGTTTTATAGCATATTTTAAGTTTCTTAAAGAAAGGGATGATATTCTGGGAAGCTACACA